GTAACGCTATTCGGTAGCACCTTTGCAATGTCTGAGTTTACCATTCCTGTGCGGTAACATATCTCGTTGATTATTCTTTGTCCGTTGTAGTTATATATTTCGATTGCTGAGGTAGGGTCGTTCGTGTATCCAAAGTCAAGTCCTATTCCGATTAACTTAGCGTCAGCAGGAATCGTGTCAATCGTTTTCCAATTGTCAAAGATTACTCCTTCTAAACTACCTATCTGTCCTAATCCATAAACACGCCACCAATTAGCCCAATATGAACTTGTAGATGCCTTTTCTCTATTCTTTTCTATCTGAGATACTATCGCTTCATCTAACGCTTCGTTGTCCTTGTAGGTTAAGATTATAAAGTCGCTATCTGATTCGTCTTTTAGTTCCTTGTGTACCCAAAACTCATTGGCAGGGTTAAAGTCTAAAAATACTTCTTTCTTAGTACGAATCGAAAGCTCATTGTAAGATTCAAACGATACATTATTGCACTCGTTTATATACAGGATGTCACGTCTTGCTCCTCTTAACTTACTAGAATCGTCAGCACTAAAAAATTCAATTACTGATCCATTTCTAAATTCGTATCTTAAAAGTGACTTATTGAACTGTCCATCTATGTAACGATTCGTCCACTTCATTATTTTTAGGAAGTCTTTTAACGCACCTCTTCTTAAATGTGGGATTGATTCTGCAACTACTGAGATCTCCAAGTTATCTGATCTGATTGCTTTGTCTATTAAAATTGGTAATATACCAAATGTCTTCCCTGCAGATGTACCTCCCTGAATTATCTTGATTCGTTTTTTTAAAGCGAGTATCTTATTTATCGAGGTCGTCCGTGTGAACATCGGGGAATAAAGGTTGCTCTAATATTGTTTGTTCGATTTGTTGTAAAGGTTGTCCGTAACCTGAATCCATTAGTGCTTTGTATGCTGCCACGTCGCCTTCACGTGCCTTTTTAATCAACGCTAACGTCATCAAATCTTCCTGTGACATTGTCTCCTGTTCGCCTGTTAATGGATTCTTTAGGGACTGATTTACTTCTAGCCATTGTCGAGCTATTGTGCTTCTGTTCTTTGCTCCCTTAGGTCTTCCGTTTGGATTTCTTACCTCACCTTTCTGTGCAGGTATTAAGTTTTTTTCGTTTGCCATCTTTCTAATTAATCTCTAATTATTTCTCCGTTGCGTTTAATTACTAAACTTGGGTCTAACTTTTTCATTCGGTCAATTATTACTTGACAATATTTTGGGTCTAATTCCATTCCGTAACACTTGCGTTTAAGTTGGTGTGAAGCTACCATTGTTGAGCCTGAACCTAAATAAGCATCTAAAACTAATTTAATTTCTTTCTTGGAATGTCTATCAGCATATTCAAAACACCAATTCATTATTTCTTGTGGCTTTTGAGTTGGATGGTTTTTCTCTTCTTGGTTTGCTTTTGCTCTTGCGTATTCTTTAATTCTTAAAGCGTTATTAAAACTAGTCCACGCCATCTCTCCATCTGCTAAACTAAATCCTCTTTGTCCTTTATCCCAAATAAGCCATCCCATTGTTGGAGGTAAATCGTCTGTAAAATAGTTTCCTCCCCAAATTATTTGATTTTCCGTTATTTGACAAAGATATTGCAATACTCCATTTTCAGGTTTTGATTTATCCCATTCGGGATTTCCAAAGTTTCTCCATCCGTGTTTATTAGTTTTTTCAGTAAATTTATCTCCTTTAATAAGTTGATTTCCATAATCAATTCCATACGGAGGATCTGTTAATAAAAGTTCAGGTTTATTTCCGTTCAACAATTTTTCTATTAAATCGCTATCCGTACTATCTCCACAAAGTAAACGGTGTTCGCCTATCTCAAATAAGTCCCCTAAAACAATATCGGTTTCTATTCCACCTTCAGGAACGCTGTAATCGTCTTCCTCAGCTTCGAGTTCTGTTACGCTTAAATCAACAGGTAAATCTAATCCCCAATCCTGTATCTTTTCTACGTCCCATTCGTTAGCTAACATATCCCAATCCCATTCTCCAAAGCCTACGTTATCTTTTACTATGAATTCGTCTTTTTGCAGCTCGGTTAAGTTCTCTGCCTTCACAATAAACACTTCTTTCATACCTGCTTCCTTACACGCTTTTAAACGCATATTGCCGCCCAATACAATGTTGTTCTCATCCACTACAATAGGTCGTAGCTCCAGCATTTGCGGAAACTCTTGTATTGACTTGACTAACTTACGAAATTTATCGTCTTTAATTAAACGTGGGTTCTTTGGGTTCGTTTTTACCTCGTTTATGTTTACTTTATTTACTTGCATTGTTCTTTTTAAAGTGGTCTAAAAATTCATTCTCGCTTATCTCTTCTACGCACATTAATCCATCTGCATCTGTTAAGTAAACAACATAGTGACATCCTTGCTTTGTTAGTAGGTCTGTTACTGCATTGGCAGCTTCGAGCATTTGGTTTCCGTGGTCAATGAGATAGTATTTCATTACTCAGCGTATTCGTTAAATACCTTTTTCATTTTATTGATAATCTCTAACCAACAAGTAGCACAAGAAGTAGGTTCTCTGCTGATTCCAAAGATACGATTGTAAATCTTTAAGATTGCATCCTGCTCACTTGGTTTTAAAGTTTGTTTGTTTAATACCTGTGATTCTGTTAAGTAAGTGTGTTCGTCTTCCGTTAGGCACTTGGGAGTTCTGTAAGGAAACAATGCATTTAGCTTTTCTTTACGTTCTTCGCAATTGCAATCATCACCCATTATCCATTTGGCAACTTTAGCCACCCCTGTAGCCTCTAATACATTCTCAACAGTGTCACCTAGACCTGTAGCTTTTTTTCTTGGTGTTCGTTTTTCCATTGTTTATTTTTTAAAGTGTTCTTTACTTAATTCAGCTAAATCATTTCTTAGAACTTTTACTTCGTTTTTTAGCTCAAAGTTTTCATTCCAAAGTTCTTTTATCTTTTGGTCTTTTCTTTCAATTTCTTCTTTTTTTTGACCGATAAATGTATTTAATACTTTTAAAACGTGCTTCATAATTATTTTATTAGTTCAAAATCTTTATTCAAATAATCGCTGTAATCTTCTCCTACTGCTTCCTGTAGTCTTTTCTTACATCTCTTTAACGTATGGAAGATAGAAGTGTAGTGTATGTTAGTTGCTTCTGCTATTTCTCGCATTGATAGCTCCGTTTTTCTGTACAAGTCAAATAACATCTTATCGTAGTGATGCCAATTCTTTGTTTCTTCTTCTATCAGTTCGTCTATTCTGTTTATTGCTTGTTGGCTTTCTATTGAGTCCTCGCTGCTTAAACTATAAATTAAATCTAAACTTACCTTATCGTGTTTCTGTAGTCTTAAATGGTCAATGTGAACGCTTCTTAATACTAACCACATCATACTCCTGTTAATCGTTGTCGTAACTATCTTGTCTATATGATTTAAACGAAGAATCTTTAAATATGTTTCTTGCACGATATCATCAGCAAAAAAGTATTCACCAAAGCTATTGACTACCTTGACCCAATCTTTGTGATGCTTAGTTAATAATGTGAGCTTGTCCATTGATTAATTTCTAATCAAACTTACGATGAAAATCTAATCACGTTGCCAAAAAGTTTTCAACAATAAAAAAGCCACCTGTTAAAGTGGCTCTAAATCGTTTAAGTAGATTTCTCTGCTGACGTAATTGTCTAGCTTGACTACTGTACATAATGTAACGTCTTTTCCCTGCAGGAACTTGTCAATTTGGTATTGGTGGAATCTTCCTGTGTTTGACTTTATCTCTTGCACAATTTGGTTTCGTGTTTTGGTACGAAGCAACATCTCTAATTGCTTTCGCAATCCTCCCTCATCAACGTACATTAGAACGGTAAGTCGGAATCATCCATTGCATCACTTACTGGTCTTCTTTCCATTGTCTCAGGTGCAACGTAAGGCTCTGAGAATGCTGCAGAAAAGAATGATCCTGCTTTACCTTGCTTAACCCATAACGCAACTTCCATTTCTTTGCCATTTACGTTTACCTTTCCTTTGTAGTCGGGGTGGTTATCCGCTTTCTTGTTCGTGTTTTTGAAGATTGCTCCCGTGTTTAACTTGTTTTCCATTTTATATTTATTTAATTGTTTACTTAATTCGTATTTTGCTACTTGTGGTTTGACTACCGTTTCAATAATATGTTCTGCTTTTCGGTTGAACTCATCAACGTCTATCTTCATTGTTCTTGTTGTTTAAAGGTTTTGTTATAGTAATCTTTTGGTGATTCAAATTTAGACTTTCCATTGTGAGCCATTGATTGACCTGAATGAAACCCCTCTTCATTAGCATCTTTTATCTGATTCTCAAATAACTTGTTGGCTTCTGCAATTAATTCGGGAGTGTATAAACTTATTCCTTGTTTATATAACTCATCTATTAACCATTCTACTGCTGTCTTCATTGTTCTTGTTGTTTAAAGGTTTCGTTGTAGTATTGTTCTCCTGTAACACATTTCATATTGTTTACTCCTGTATCTTTTATTCCATGAGCCAATATAATCTGTTGCTTCTCCATTTCTTTGGCTGCTTCAAACCATATCTTAGGTATATGCATTCCAAATTGCCTCAATTCATCTGCAAACCATTCTACTGCTGTTTTCATTGTTCTTGTTGTTTAGATTCTTCACTTCTTTGCTTGAACCATTTGTTTGTTTCAATTTCCAATTGTTGCTCAAAATAATAAGGTCTTAAACCATTTGCTTTACAATAAAGTATTTTGTTTT